GCAAGTACGATCGCCACACCGAGGCATCCGACACCGAATCGTGCGATAAAAGCTCTAACGCTTCGTCGCGTCGTCCCTGCACCCAGCGCACTTGGGCGAGGTTGTGCCGTGCCCGTGGATTCACGGGCTGCACCGCCACCGCCTGTGACCAGAGCGTGTCGTCTGAGTGCCATGTGGATACTGCCAGCGCCCCGCGCCACGCCCACCCCATCACGAGGAGCAGCGCAATCGCGAGACGCCAGCCGACTAGGGCGCGAAGCCCGTTTTCACGATCCGATACCACACTACCACCCGCACTACGTTCGCCGCATCGCCTCCGGTAAAGGCGGTGCGCGTCAACGCCTGCCACGCCACTGGCACATTGGTCGTCGGCGGATAGGTGTTGTCCGGGATACCAGCGACATGCGTGATGGCATTTGCCGTAGCCGTCAGGAAGCCGCTCGTAGTGATCGTGGACGAGGCCGCATTCCCAGCCGAGCGACTCGAGAAAAACAGCCGCGTATCGGAGCCGGCTGCATACGCCGCCGTGTATTTGAACGCCAGATCAACAGCGATCACATCCACGTAGTAGCCGACCCCAGGCGCCGGCACAATGGTCGCTGGCGTGGTATTCAGGGCCAGCACCGTCGTGTTCCCCACGTCCACCACACGGGAGGTGAGGCCAGTGGCAACGGCTCCCCCGACCTGGAACGGCGTGGCGAAGCCCCATGTCGGATCAACCTTCGTGAAGTTCCACAACCCAGGAATCGTGCAGTTGAGAGACGGGACAAACGACCCGCCGCACGTCACGCTCTGGGTTTCAATCGCCGCCGTCCACAGACCAAGGGCGATGGCAAGGGCGACGAAGAATCCGCGCAGCCTACGCATGATCAGGCTCCGGCGCAGGCGCGGCAGGCTCGGCCGGAACGACAGGCTCCGGCGCAGGCGCGGCAGGCTCGGCCGGAACGACAGGCTCCGGCGCAGGCGCGGCAGGCTCGGCCGGAACGACAGGCTCCGGCGCAGGCGCGGCGGGTGGCACGGCGGCCATCCAGAACGCTTCCTCAGCCGGCGTCGTCACCAGCACCTTGACGCTCCCCGTGCCTTCCGGGGTGATGATGAACTTGGGATAGTCGCTCATGCCGGCACCGCCTCGGGCTTCTGCTTCTTCACATACTTCCGCACCGGCTTGCGTGGAATCTCTGGCTGGTGCGTGCTGTGCGCGGTTTCAAAGGCGTTGGATTCCTCCTTCGCCTTCGCGCTCATTTTCCGATCCATCCAGTTGCGTTCGGCCGCGCCGATCGCGTTGGACTGCTGGCGGGCTTCGAAGGCTTCCAGCGCCTTCAACTGCCCGCCCGCCACGAAGCCCTGTCCGCATGCCAGCCGCTCCTGCACCTCGTCGGCCACTTCCTTGCGGTCGAACAGGATCGGATTCTTCTGCGTGCAGCGATAGAGCATCGCGGGATACATCTGGGGATGCGTCGGGCGCATCCCGCGGATGGTCGAGTCGCTGGGGTGGGTTTCGCTATCTGTGTGTTCCCACTTCCAGAGTTCTTTGCCGTAGGGCGTCTCGGGGGCGACAAGCATTGCCATTCGTCTGTCTCCTCTTATGCGCCGATGCCGATAGACAGTGACGTGCTGGTGCCGGTCCACGGGGCATTGAGCACGACCCAAAAGCCGTTCATGGCCATCACCTGAAACGCCACCAAGCCGCCATTCTGGAACGTCGCCGTGACGTAATTCGCACCGGCATTGCCGTAGCCCGTGGTCGTGTAGGCGACCGTGCTCTGGGACTTGCCGTTACCGATGATGGTTAGCACCGATCCGTCGTTGTCGGTGGTCGGGCTCGCCAGCGTCATCGTGAGCGTGCTCGTGCCGATAATCACCGCCACCATGTCTTCCCCGGCCAGCGGCAACGTAATGGCCCCTGAGGCTGAGTAGGACAGCACTTTGCGCCGACGCCCAGACAGGGCATACGCCGTGAGCACCGTGGCGTTGGGATTCGCGAAATCCGAGCCCAAGCCGGTGACGACGTTCGCGCTGGAGACATGCGCCGTGGCGAATGTGCCGTTCTGGCCCCCGCGCACAGGAATCGTCGTGCCGCTCACATAGGTGGAGGCAACGACAAATTCCTCTTCATCGATCTTCACGATGTTGCCCGCGGCAAACCCGCTGGCCGAGGCAACGGTGAGCACATTCGCGCCAGCCGTGTAGGCCGCGCTGAGCGTGGTGGTTGTGAGCGCCATGATTACGCACCTCCGAAAGCACGAACAGCGAAGTAGGGGAGGATTGGCGCGATGCCCCCAATAGTATCAATCCTACTGGGATTCTGGTCGGTCTGAATATTATACTGCTGGACCATGCGCATCTTCACGCGCGTCTCCTCGTCGGACACATAGCCGACTTCCGCCCCCGGCAACTGCTTCGCCAAGTCCACCATCACGAAGGCAAACGCACTCGGATGGAACAGCAGATTCTGGCGGCTATTCGTGGTCGCCATTGTCGCCGTCACCGAACCCGTCGAACCCAAGAACGTAATGGCCGCACTCGCCGCTGGTGAGGTGGTGACGTTCTGCAGCGCGCCAGAGGTGATGATGGACGGCGAGAAGGAGAGCGTCGCCGTGGACGAGCCGGACAGGTCCGACAGCAGCGTGAACTGCTGCAACGTCCCCATGTTCAAGTCCTGCTCGAGCGGGTTCGTCGAGAACACGTTGTCGATGGTGAAGACGTCCCCGGCCTTGAGAGCATACGTGCCCCAGCCGGACGTGGTCAGGGTTGAGCCGGTCTGTCCCGCGCTCGTCACGATGGGCGTGGAGCTCGTGAACGTGCCGGTCGTATGCATCGGCAGGAGCGGGTCATAGAACCACTCTTTCACGCCGAGCGCCGCCGACCCGAACTTCCCGGACTTGAAGTATTCGCCGATCTGCTGGGCGGGATTGAACAGCGCGAAGTTGCTCGAGGTCAGCGTAGCCTGCTGCGACGGCGAAACGACCGCGCAGTAGTCATCCGGCACCGCCTGACTCTGGAGCAACGCGACGGCCTGCTGCCAGGTGACATTGTCCGGGACGTTCGTGCCCGGCGTGCCGACCGAGAAGTAGACGCTCTTGTAGACTTCCGCGCCCGCCACCCGATCCCACTTCGCCGCCATCCGCTTGCCGGCCGGCTGGGAATACCGCTTCTGGACTTCTTCGACTTCCAACGTCTGCTGCGACGTGGACCAACCCATCCCGACGTTGAACTGATGATTGATCGAGATCGGCACTGTCTGGTTCAGGATCGCCTGCTGCTGCAGCGCCTGTCCTTCCGTCACCGTCCAGCGCTGCTCAATACGCACCTGGACCGTGTTCCCGATCTGCGCCCCTTCGGGCTTGTTGGTGAAACTGTCGTCCCACTGGCGATCGAATCGACCAATCAGCTTGGTCGAATCCAGAAAGCCCGTGGCCACATCTGTGGTTACCCAGTTTGGACTAATAAAAGTGTCCATAAACTATGCTCCCTTAAGCACTTACTGCCGTTATGTGTGGGCGCTTAAGAGCCACAAGTTCAGCGTGAATCCGCTTTCGCTCTGCCTTTATTTCATCGCTTTTCTTTGTCGTGCTTCGTCCTACGCCTCTCGCGCGCATTCCACGTCCAACACTATTCAGCGTGGCGCGATAAGCTACAAACAACTCGGCCTGACGTTTCTTAACGATGAGGTAAGGAATCAGAACAGGAAGGATATGATCGAGGTCTGCCGCCGCAGCGACCCACCGCCATACAGACTGGTGCTTCGGATTTGATCGGCGCTCAAGATTCAAAGAACCGCCAAAGCGGATCTGAATCCATTGCATAAGCAGGAGATCGGTATTACCGATTTGGAGGCGGGCTCCGAAGCTGCCACTGTCTCCCCCGTTATTCAGGTGAGACGTGAAACAGCCTTCGCCGTCAATGATTCCGGCGAAATACGCTAATTCCGATTCAGACCACGTTCGTTCCACTCGCTGAACCCTTGGCTCAGAGGTCGCTCTACCGCAACAAATCGGAGAGAGGGCTAGCGATACCGAAAGGCTTTGGCATGGCCCACCACGCTCAGCGATCCGTCCTTGGGAGGCGGACCCTCGTTGGCGCTTTGGGCCTCAGTCCGTTCTGGAGTAAACGGCCGCGGAGGCTGCTTGACTGTCTGACGGGCGACCGCTCCAGGAGGGCCGGCCTGCACCGTCGGTTTTGGAGTGACTGCGAGCCGTTGCGCGAGCAACGTAAGCCGTTCGAACGTTTCATCAGGCGGCATCTGAAGAAGTGCAGTCTGCTCTTCAGGATGTGATTGCAGATAATACAGCACTTCTGATCCAGATTCCAGTCCTTCTCGCGTTTTTCTTTCAAGGACGTAGCGATCGATGAGCGCTGACTGAGGATGGGGCTTTCCAGTTGATGCATCAACCCACGGAAGATTCGTGTTTGGGTCAATCCATGCCGGATGCTTAGAAAGCGCCACGGCATCATAATCCTTGTGTTTCTGCCGAGACTTCTGCGCCTCTGTCTGGAAGTTCTTGATCACCGCTTCGCCAGCCTCTTTATCTCTCGCTTGGCGCTCAGCGTCTGCCCGTGCCATCTCAATCTTGCGGTTCTCATCCCGCACGGACCAACGCGCATGGGCGGCCAGGAACTTCATGTAGTCCCCGCCGAACTTCGCTTCCAAGTCGGCTTCTGACGGCTCTGGATCGTCTGCGGCTGGGGCTTCTGCCTTGGCAGGGGCCGGAGTGGCAACGGCAGGCTTTGGCGGTTCTGCGGCGACCACTGGCGCCACGACGGGCGGTGCAACTACCTGCGGCTTTTTGTAGGTGGCTAGTTCGTCTTCGGCCGCGCGCAGTTTCGCGGTCAGCGCCTTGATGCGGGGCACATCCTCTGGACTGGCCACATCCTTGCGCGCCCGATGCCGCCCGCGGAACTTCCCGGCCTCATCGCGTGGCTTTTCCTGTTCCTGCGATTGTTCGGCGAGCGCCGCCCGGTCTGGTTGTGGATCGAAGGACTGCACATGATCGACCAGTCCGGCAGGCTTCTCATGTTCAATAACAGGCGGAACGACGGCGGGCGTTTCCGTGGCAACAACTTCAGCGGGCATTCTTCTCAGCTCCTTCAATCACGCGCTTATTGGCGGCTTCTTCTGTCATCTGGCGCAAGGCGCCGCGCACGATGTTCTCAATCTGCTTCCGTGGGCAGACATAGCGATCCGCAATGTCTGAGATGAAATCGCCGTTCATGAAGGCGGCGGCAATCTCCACCCGATGCGGCTTGAGCCGTTCAGCCCATGACTGTTCGGGATCAATCATCAGCACGGTCATGCGCCTGCCTGCTCTGGTTGCGGCTGTGCGGCTTGCACCGCCATTGTGTTCTGCGCCTGCGCCTCACCTTGCTCGAGCGCCTGTTGATGCTGCTGGTCGGCTTGGTCGGCCTGTTGCTGCGCCGCCATCTGGGCCATCGACGCCTCATGCTGTTGATCAGCCTGTTGCTCGAGCACTTCATGGGCATGCTGTTGCCCGAGCGCGATGCTTTCCTCAATCGCTTCGGCCTGCTGGTTACTGGCTTCTTTCGCGGCGGTGATGCGTGCGACTTCAATCTTCGCGGCGAGCTCCCGCTGCTGCATCCGCTCTTCCTTGTCGGCCTCGAGCTGCACCTTCTGGATTTCGGTCTGCTGCCGGATCTGCTCTTTCTGGATCTCGGCTTGGGCTTTGAGCTGATGGCCCTCAGCGGCTTGATGCTCTTGCTCTAGCGCAATCTCCGCATGCTGAATCTGCTGTTTCAACTGAATAATCTGCTGCTGCGCGACGGGATCGAACGGCTGATTCTGGGCTTCCGCCGCGAGCATCTGCTGAATCTGCGGCGCCAGCATCGCCTTCGCGCGCTCGACGAGCTGTTTGCGGTCCGGCAAGTCGCTGAAGCCGAAATACAAGTCCCCAAACCACGCCATCAACTGCGGTTCCGCGGCAATCACTTGGCCGAGCTCCGAATAGCCTTCCATGCGCCGCGTTTCCCAGTTCTTGGTCACTTTCAAGGCGATGTTGAACTTAGCATCTTCCGTGAGCTTGCCGACCTTAATCGCTCGCTGCTCCAGAATCTGCTGTTGCTGCGGGTCTGCGGGTTGTCCCACGGCCATGGGCTCGGCTTCACCTTGTCCGAGCATCACTCGCACCACACGTCCGGGCCGTGTCCCATAGACCGGATAGAAGAGGCTGTTGATGACCTTGCAGGCCCGCTCGATGGACCGCACGCGGTTGCTGATGAAGTTGGACGTAGAGGCTTTCGCATTCCCGGTCAGCGCATCGATAGCGACCTTGGACTTGGCGCGGGAGTCCACATTGCCCAGCGTGGGATCGGGCACCGCGGTCGTGCTCTTGACGAATTGATCGAAGAGGCTGATCCCTTGCGCGATGGGTAGAATGTTCGGGTCGGCGTTCCCTGGCACCGGCGCCCGGAGTTCTCGAGACTGGTCATCGTAGGTCCGTAACGGCAGATAGGGCAGTGTGCGCGTATTGGCCGCGTTCCACCACGCCTCATAGCCTTCAATCGCGTCAGGGTCGATGCGATCGCGTGGAATAGGCGCGAGTCCCACCGTCTCCACAAACTTGCTCACGAGGTAGTTAATACCCTGCTGCGCGCCGCGGGCGTTCCTGACCATGCCTTCCACGCGCCGCTCGCTGTCGTAGGGCTGCAACTCTTCGCCCACGACTTCAATGATGGGCATCTCCGTCGAGGGCCACTCGGTTTCCTCGAGCTTGAGGATGCCGCCCGCAATCTTACAGAGGGTGATTTTGGGCTCTACCACGGTGCGGCGTGTGGCGTCATCAGGCACCTCGAGCCCTTCGGGGATTTCATCGCTCCAGAACGACTGCCCGCTTGGGAGCGTCACGAGCTCGCGGGATTCGTATTCGGTATAGGCGTAGTTCTCGATCCGAATGCCCTTTTGCACTGCGGGCCGACCCGCCTGCCCCAGCTTCTCATTCGCCGGAACGGCTTTCGCCGCGGGCCGATACCAGTCAGGATAAGACTCATTCAGCGCCATGAAGTCTTGAGCGCCGAAGTCCTTGAAAGGATTGGCGCTCCCATCCGCCAACGTCGGATACTTCGCCGCGAAGGTTTCCCAGAGTTCCCAACGTCCCCAAAACCAATAGCTCGCGTCGGACCCGTCAATCTGTGTGCGCGAGGGATCGCCCTTCACACTGGTTTGGTTGTAGATGCGCTCGAGATAGATTTCCTGATCGTTCGTTTTGCCAGGCAGATACCGGGTCAGGACGGCGAAGTAACCGCGGCCCGCAATGGTCGCCCGATCGCCAGCCCAGTTCCACGCATCCTGCCCGTTGCTATCTCGGATGATGCGGCGGAGCAAACCTTCCCGGAGCGTAATCTCGTCGTCGTCGGGCAGGATGCCGAGGTCGCCAAAGTCATCCGCGGGCGTCAGTTCAATGCCGATGTCGGACTCGCGGATTTCGTTTTGGACCTGCCTGATTGGCTCCCGAATCTTATTGATGACCAGCGTAGGACGGGCGGGGACTGCGGGCATCCCCGCAGTCGGCTGCTGGCCTTGGCGGGCCAAGCGAATATCCACCGGCCACTGCTCATCACCTGCGTAAAAGCCAAGGTCGTCTTCTTCCCGCGCCGCCTGTTTGGCATCCGCATCATTGGCGAGCTTGAACCGCTCTCGCGCTTTCCGCAGAAAGGCCGAGTCTTTCAGATCGCGGCTCGTGCTAATGGTGCGCTTAGCCATCTATGGAAGTATGGGACGGCGCGGTGCCTTCCCGAGACATCTAATGTTCTGGCGCACAAGAACAATCCTTGGAATGACAGCCCCTCGCGCATTGCGAGGAAGCCGATCAAGTCTCTCCCGGTAGGTGGAACGTCCTTCCCAATCATCAAGATGCATACTGAATGGATCGGGTGTTTCATCCCACACAGTGGCCCATGTCTCGGCGATCAGCGATCCCAAATCCAGCACGATGCTCCTAAAACAAAAAGAGGCGCACCGCCCATCCTCTGCTCCCAGCAATAAGGATGAACGATGCGCCACTAGTTGATGCCCTCTGGTATGAGGGGCAACCGTCAGGCGTTACAAAACAGGGTGCGACTGATAGGTAATGAGCCTATTTTCTGAGCTACCCGCTCAGTCCTAGGAGCCAGCCGCACAGCCCCTGCCGGAGTCGAACCGGCCCAAGCTAAAGTCTACGCCTTGCCGAGCTTCACGTGCGTCGGCGCTTTCAAAATATCCGCCGCACTCACAGCGCCCTGCGAAAAATGCAACAGCACCGGGCCGGTATGCTTCGCCTCATGCAACCGCTGCAATAACGCCGGAAACGAGGTCCGCTCGGCCATGACGGCATCGGCCATCATGATCCGCTCTTGCGCGGTGACAGGGCCTCTATCCACGGCCAGCGACCTTGCCATAGCGATTGGCCTGCCCGATGTCTGGATACTTCCTATGCACCGCCGCTCTGACCTTGGCCTTGACTGCCGGCGTCCCATGTTGGCTCACTCGCGCCAAGGCATTTCTAGCATGATTCGGGTCATTGATGGGATACGAGCGGTCAGGCCCAGCGAACGACTTGGCAGGGAGCGCCTTCCGCTTGGCCGTGGTGAGTTTCGCCATCCTACCGGCTCCGCTTCGGATGGATGTATCCGCGCAGGTTCTTGCCAGGATGCACCGCGGCGTGCTCCATCGTGCCGTAGGCCGCCGCATGAGTGGCGAGGGGACTCATGGCATTGGGTTTCTTAGTGCGCGCTTTGGCAACATGCTCGGGCTTGCCCTTCTCTGAGCCGACGGCGAAGTCATGCATCTGCTGATGCGTCATGGAGCCGCGAATCTTGCGCGCGGCTGGAAAGTCGGCGCCGTGCTCAGCGGCTTGCATCAGGCGTTGCTGTGCGACCGATTTAGCGGGCATGCCGCACCACCCGAAACGTGGAGTACTTCGTCATATGCCATCCTTGCTTCGACAAGGGTGCCGTCTTTGTTGATGGCGCAATGTCAGCGCTACGGGGAATATCTAGACCATCTTCGACCAACGCATAGTGAAAACAATCGAGCTGCACGTCATACATGCGGATAAGCGTGAAGCCGCGACGCATGGAGAGGCGTCGGCGATGCACAAATACCTCCTTCGCCTCTTCTATTGGAGGATCACCAAGGCGGTGGCGACGGACCAGCGCGCTAGGCATCCTCCCCTCCCGTCATGGCGCGATGAAACTCGCCAGCAGTCATTTCTGCCTTGCGCCAGAAGTGCGCCATATCCGCTTTGGCTTTCGTCCATTTCGGTGGCGTGACGATAGGTGGATTCAGGCGGATACTGGCACGATAGGCCCGCTCGCCAGCGCGTAAGTGAGCCGCAAAGCTCTGATGCCACGCCGGATCGTTGAAGTCTTCCATCAGGGCTCCGCTGGCGCCACTCGCTGCGCCTGTAACGCCTGCACGACTCTCGCATCGGGGGTGCTGGTCGCTGAGGTTCTGAACTTGGCTCGTAAGGACCGGAGGGCGGTGAGGTCACTGGTGGCAAGGCTGGTCGTCTCTGACGCCATCGCATAAACAACGATAACTGGACTAGGCGTGCCATCTGGCTGTGTGGAGGGATGCAGGCTCACCGTGCGAAGACACTGCGGACAGATGCTCAGATTCAACACCAGTGTAGGGTCAACGAGCTCCGTGCCGCAGGGACAGGCTAAGGCCATGTCAGCCACAGGAAATAGCCAAGGACCACAAACAGCGACAACGCGAACCACCACGGCAGGTCATCGATGTCTCGCGCCATGTCATGCGAGCCATCCGCTAGGACTCGAGACGGGTTGATAGGCGACATCTGCGACTAATTCCGCCTGCTGAGCGGCAAGATAGTGAATGGCACTCATCAGACGTCGCGGATCGTCTCTGAATTTACCTAAGGCAAGATTACAGAGTTGGCAAAGGAGGCCGCGCACCTTTCCCGTAACATGGTCATGATCGACATGTAACCGGATACATCCACGAACAGGACGCGGATTTTCATGGCAAATCGCACATCGGCCACCTTGACGTGCAACCATCGCCTCATATTCATCACGAGTAATTCCATAATCACGCAACGCATACTTAAACTTCATCCGCGCAGCATAGGCTCGTGATTTCTCAGGGTGGCGGGCACGAAGTTCGCGGCGATACTCGCTTCCATGACAAGTGGGACAAGCTAGCCGACCGATTTCAGGAAGCAGATGTCCATGGCGACAATGGGTCCGCACGCGTCTCTTGGCAAGTGCGTGTTTCTGCTGATGCCCAACGACGTAACGGCGATATTCGCCGGCAATCAATCCGCGCGATCGATTAGTGACTTTGATGATGTTCGTGACGCTGCCGCAGCCGCATTCGCAATACATCACACTCCCCACGCCATCTCTCCGCGGCCAAATGATAGCCCAGAATGGCCGAAAGTTTTTTCCTTTTTTTGCCGAACTGTCTGTGCGAATGTAAGCGCCAAGGCATCGGCATCGTCAGGGCTATCCACTCCGCGTTTTTTCATGTCAGCTTTTGCTTCAAGCCACACTTTCTGCATTCGATCTGGCCGCAGCCCAGGGCCGAGCAAATCACTCTCAAGGCGCGGCGATTTATCTATGGCCCCCGTTAAGAGCCATTCTTTCATCCGTTGCCACATAAAATCACGAAAATACCGACACTTAGGGTCTGGACTATCCGCACCAAAGTTCACCTCTTGAATGTTGCGATGCCCGAGCTCGCGGAGGCGTGCGCCAATGGCACCAGCGATTCCTGCCGAGTCGATAAATAGCATGGAGACGGTTTGGCCGTGATAGGACTGCCCAAGCACATCAGCCAGGCGATTGGTGAGCACCGAGGGATCGCGCGTTAGTTCTCCTGGGATGCGGATGGCCGGGATACTCCTAGCATCTTTCCCTCGTCGGAATCTGATAACGTTGAAGTCGGACCCACCCCATGCGAGGTCACACCCAGCAACGAGCGGTTCGTCTGGCAATACGGACACTGTGCGGGTTTGAGCGTCGTTGACGCGCCGCTGGTCAATGAACTGGGCATCCGAAGCGTTTGGAGGCAGGCCAAGCACACGAACTCTAAAAAAGTCTGAGTCTTCGCCATAGTCCTCTGCCCATTCCTGAATCTGCTGTTTATTGGTAAACCGCGACGTCCGGCTATCGATGATCCGCGGCGTCCAGCGGTGCCGCATACTCCCAAAACACGCCCGATGGAACGGCCCACTATTCTGGGTCGGGTTACCGAAGAGGAACATCATCGGCTCGCCGTCCGTCAATCCCCCTTCGGCGACTTCGTAGATTTTCTCAGGGATGGCTGAGGCTTCGTCAAAGAAGTAGAAGCTCGTGGAGTCCCGCGCATGCTGGCCGGCAAAGGCTTCGCTGTTCTCTTCCTTGCTTGACTGCTGCGCGCAGAACCAGCTTTCTTTGTAGCCTTTGCGGTAGATGCGCTCGGAATTGACTTCAAACCAATGGGCTGTTTTACAGAGCTTCGTCCAGCGCTGGATCGCCGCCCACGTTTTGGTTTCAAGCTGCGTGATGGTATTCGCGGTGACGGTGCCTTGGCAGTGTGGGCGGGTGGACATGATCCAATCGACCAGCCATGCGACGAGCACGCTCTTGCCGATGCCGTGGCCGCTCGAGACGGACATCCGAATGGGGGCCACAGGCGACTGCCCATCGAACCCACGCGCAGCCACTTGCTGGCCGATCGCCGTCAGCATCTCAGCCTGCCAGGTATCGGGCCCTGTCTCCTGTTCGAGGGCGCCTGGCTCGCCCCAGCCGTAGGCGAAGAGCACAAAGCCGAGCGGGTCGCTATAAAACTCCGCTACAGCCTCATGCAACAACATCTCATAATTCTGGCTCGATGATGTTGAGGCGCGCGAAGTCACCTTGCAATCTCAACGCATGCTCGTTGTAAGCTATGGCTGCCTCCCATTCCGACTTGAACACTCCAATGTGGATATTCTTGCCGTGATATTTGATTCGAGCCCACCACGGACTGCGGTGCGTGGCAGGCTGACGATTGAAGAAGACGCCCTTGTAACGTGAGGAATGCGGCGTGATACATCGATTTGCTAGATTCTGACTCTGGTTTGCAAGCCGTAGATTGCTCCGGCAGTTGTTCAAACCGTTGCCATCCAGATGATCTACTGGCTGACCATGCGGTGCCCCAATAATTTCGCGATGCATTAGGACACTCTTTGTTTTGCCGCCAAGCCATATGCATTTGGCTGCATACAACTTCGGGGCTTCGTTCGGGCGGTTTTTCCGAATACCAGTGATGTGCCACCGAAAGCGCGACAACATCTCGTAATCTGAATCGTCTACGAAAATTGTCAAGTTGCGTCCATGAACACCGCTTGGCTGAATTGTTCGCATAAGCGATTCTACTACGCCAACATATTAAATTGTCGGCATAATACTGCGCCACTTCTTCATGGAGGAGGCGTTCATAGGCGGGAGAAGTGGCGAGAGAAGGCATCAGCGCAATATTCTGCCGAGCATGCACGTCTGAAGGCGGGTTTGATCGAGACCCGATTGCGCTAAATGCATCATCTGCGCAATAAAACTACGGTTTCTTACCTTGCGCCACACGTTCACGCCCGCGCCTCAGCGCACTAATCAGCACGTCGTCACCGCTGATTTCCACCTTCTCAGTCAGCATCCCCTGGTGCTTCGCGGCTAGCTCCACGTAACCTTTGCGGTCGGCGAGTTTGATTTTCACGATGGTGTCGGAATGCCCATCGCCCCCTTCGAGGTTGCGCCGCACCACGTCAAAGCCTTGAATCGCCCACGCTTGGCGCTCCGACAGTTCATGAAGCGGTTTGAGGTTGCCGGCCTCGTCAAAGAACTCCCGTAGATCGTAATAGGCACCCCGCCTGATGCTTTCAACGGTGTTCTCGATGCTTAGGGCCTCATCGCGGAGAAGTCGCTCCTTAAGCGCCCTGGTGCGCTTATTGAGGCTTCCTGGCTTGCGGCCTCCGGTTTTAGGGGTGCCTTTCGGTCTACCGCCAGCCATATAGATTGGATAGAAAGTATCCAGTTGGGTTGTACAACATGGCGCGGCTCAGTATACACCTCACGCCGTCTCTCCGATCAGGGCCTGGAGGGTGCCTGCAACTACCGCTGCTAAATCGTTAGCGCAATCGGTCAATTTCATGCGAGCTTGCTCGGCTCCCTCAGACTGGCTAGTGGGACATACGGTCGTGGCATAAACAGCCGCCCGCTTGTTCCATTCACCAACTAACTTGCCGACCTCTCTGATCGTCTGCTGGAGGTGATCACGCTGAGCCTCCAACTTCTCTGAATTGTCTGCTTCGCTGATGGCAACTTGCTTCACCTGTTTGCAGGCATCGACCAACCCGGACTCTGGCATGTTCACGTCGAGCACGCGCATGGCTTCCTC